TGGTATGTCTAGATATTTCTGACATCCATGCTCCCGTATAGTGGGACACTGTATAACTATGAAGCTAGTTATACTCCATGTCTCCATACGGAAAAATATTACTATTATTCACCCTCAAAGGTCTTCTCTCGATTTTCTCGACTGTAAAATTCAAGTCGGGTTTAACATAAGATACGTAACGCCTAAACACATCTTCACTAAGTTCGAATTCTTTTCGTTCCAAGTGTTTGATATATTCGATTCTGCCTTCTGCAGTTTTACCAACGTGGCGTTCGTAAAGATTTAAGAGTTTCTCGGATTTTGAAGGTTTCCATAACTTTTCTAAGTAATGAGCCTTTATATCTATTTCCCGTTTCATTTTGTCTTTCTTGTTAACTTTAAATAAGTCTTTAAAACTATATTTACTGTCAAATAAGGTGTCAATGCAACAAGCAGCGTAGATCTTATCCACATCTACTGTTGTGTTGGGAAGATATTGTCCTAGTAACTCCTGTATCTTTTTATTTTCGAACGTCTTATGGTCTATTACAGAAGTAATAGCGATTTTAGGCGTCTTTTTTCTTGAAATACTTTCATACTTCTGGAGAGCATATTTCCATACGAAGAAGGGTTTTTCATCGTCTACTTTTAGTAGTGATAATTCCTTCATTTTGTCTGTTCTTAGGTTTTTACTAAGCATTAGACAATCTAATTTCGTCGGTGCAAACTCTGCTGATAAATTTGGAAGACCAATTCCCCCAAGCTTTCGGGGTACAAACCATGGAAGGTTGTATCTCTTTAATTCATCTTTATGGAAAGAGATGAATAGGCGTAAAACTTGTTCTCTTACTTCTGTAGGACAAGATTCTACTAACTCTTCGGATAATTCACCTAATTTTAGAAAATCAGGTTTTTCATTCCCGGTTGTAGAGCTTCTTGACCTACCTAGTAAGAGTCCAAGGTTTATGAACTCGATAGCTTTGAGCTTTGGATCTTCACCCTTATCAACCGCGTAAGTTCGCGAATTGATATTGAGAAATTTATCAGACCAGTAACATTTACCTACAGACGGCTCGAGCCCTGCAGCACTTACTATTGAGGTCCATATCTTTTGAAAGTCTCTATCCTTATTTAATTTGAAACGAATAACAACATCGTCTCCATTAATAAGCATAGGTACATCATTAAGTTTAACAGACCTGTTTATGTTGTGCTCGAAGGCCCACCGGCATAAGGCGGCATTTACAATGCATAGAACGGGGAAACTTAGAACCGAACCCATCAATTGTCCTCTTCTTTGAGGTTTTGGGTTGTTTATGGTTTTCCCTTCTATAGGGCCTATCAAGTGTCTTGTGAGGAGTTCTCCTCCACAGAACCTTTCTAGGTCGTCTAGTTCTAATTGGTCACA